CGTAGGCCATCCCGCCGATTGGTCGGTGTGGTGGAAGCCCGAACGCTGGGACGGGGCGCTGCTCGCGGCGATGAGCGGAACGTACAAGAGCATCGGAGAGCAGGTCGCGACTCAGATCAACGCTCACAAGGCCGATCTGGGCGTGTCGTTCGGTCCCGCCATCCCTGCCCCTGTACGACTGATAGCCACCATCCTGGAGAAGGCCGCCCAACGGGTGACGCAGATCAACGAAACAACCCGGACGGAGCTGGTCGATCTCATCGAGCAGGGCGCGAAGGACGGGCTGTCTCCCGCTGAACTCGGAGACTCCATCGAGGGTTGGACGGGCTGGGACGAGTACCGCGCCGAGCGCATCGCTACGACCGAACTGGGACGCGCCTACAACGACGCTGCGATAGGCGGCTACCGTGACGCCGGCGTGGAGTACGTCACGGCGATGGACGGGGATGCAGACGAGCAGTGCGCGGCACGCAACGGCAACGACTTCACCATTACCGAAGCTGCCTCGATCGAGGATCACCCGAACGGCACCCTTGACTGGCTGCCGGTCGTAGGCGAAGGGGTAGGTGAATGAGTATTTTTCGCTGGCTGCTTGGAAAACTACGTGGGGAGCGCAGAAGGGATCAGATGATGGCCAACCCAGTGTATCCACTTCCGGTAGTTCTCTCTACGTCCGCTGGCCTATTGGATGTCCCCCTGGCCGTCTCGCAGCCCGGCCTCTCGGGTGGCTTCGATCACGGCACCGTGACGCTCACGGTTGCGAGTACCGCTCTCCCGATCACCCCGCCCGCCGGCATGGCCCGTATCACGGTCCGAAACGTCTCCAGCGACGGCCAGGCCGTCGTCTTCATTGGCAACGCGGACGTAACGGACGACTTCGCGGAGGCCACCGGCTCGATCCCGCTGGCCCCTGACCCGAACACAGCCCGGCGATGCGGCGAATCGCAGACGCTCCCGATCAACGCAGACCACATCCCCTACGCCATCTCGGCCACTGCCGGCGCCGTCGTGGCGTGGTTCGCGGAGGTGGCCTGATGCCTAGCGATATCGGCCCGATCAGTTCGACCCCCGCCGCGAACGTCCTGGCCCTCGCGTCAGACGCCAACGCCGCGACCATCGTCACAGGGCACAACGCCCTGCTCGCCTCCCTCAAGGCCGCGGGGCTGATGCTGCCCAACCCGACGACATACGACTCCGTTCTTATGGCGATGACCCCGCTCTGCTACTGGATACTCGGCGAGGCTGTCCCCGGAACCGGCGCGGCCGTGGATGCGATGGGCCTCCACAACGGCGCGTACGTCGCCAGCCCTTCCTCGGTCGCGGGGCTGCTCGCCCATGATCCCCACACCGCCGTGCAGTTCAACGGCTCGACGCAGTGGGTCACTTGCGGCGTGGCTCATTTCCTCTCAGGGCAGACAAACGCGAGCATCGTGATCTGGTTTAGTTCGGGCCCCCTCACTGGCACTGACCGAGATCTCTACGCCGAGCGGTCTAGTGGAAACGACATCTTCAAGTTGGTCGCACAGATCAACGACGGTCGGCCGCATTTCGTGTACCGAGACGACGCGGGAACCCTGGATCAGATTTATCCCGATGCTGGCACCTACGCGAACAACGGGACGCACTGTTTCGTTGTCACCAAGGCCGGTACCGCCCTCATCCTCTATGCCGACGGGGCCCCTGTCAAGAACGCGACCCTGACGGCCAGTAACACATTTACCGACTCGATCACGACCATGATTGGTACGGACCCGACGGCCTCCGCCGAAAGTTTCCCCGGCGTCATCGGACGAACCTCCATCTTCAATCGCGCCCTGACGCCGACCGAGGTTGCGGCGCTCTATGCAGCGGGCACCACATGACCACCTGCTACGTCATCACCAATTCCTACGGACAGCAGAGTCCGTCCTTCGCCGACATCATGTGCGCTCGTTTGGGCTGGACGTTGACGATGGAGGCACAGGGCGGAACGGGGTTCTTGGCGGGTACGACGTACCGCTCACGTGTTCCCGCCGCGCTGGCCGCGCACCCCGATATCGTGATGGTGGTCCCAACCATCACCGATCGCTGGTTCCCGGTCGCAGATGTCACGGCCGAGGCTCTCCTGTGCATCGCGGCCCTGGCCTCCGTCCCGCGCATTTACGTGGCGCAGCTTTGTGTAGCGACGGAGCCGAATGGTCCGACCACCATCGGACCTTATGCCGCCGCCTTGGAGGCAGTCCTGCCCACCACTGTGCACTTCATCAACGGGGTCGGCTGGATCAACGCCGCAAACGCCGTCGCATATGAAGCCGCTGACCAGGCACATCCAATGGACGTAGGTGGCGCGGGCGCGAAGTATCTCGGCATGCGCCTCGCCTTCGCCATCAGCCCGCCCGCGACGGGATTGGAGTACTGAGATGGCCGCCAAGCAAGCCGTTGAACTGAAGGCACAGCCGCTCGACACCGGCCAGCTCGACAAGTGGCTGGCAGGGCGCATCCCCAGACGTATCCTCGTCGCCCCGTTTGGCGGCAAGCTGAAGGCCTCGCTGTTCGGCTACCAGGACGACGCACTCGGGCGGGACCTCGATGGAGAGGCGTTCCACCCTGGGACGGACTTCTTCGGTCCTGATCCTCGGATGAAGGCCAATCGCGACCGACTGGTGGACTGGCACCACGTGGCGTTCATGGGCCAGAAGGACCCCGGTCATCCGGTGGGGATGCGCGGTTCGGTCCTGGGTAAGGCCGTTCTCGACAGCAACCCCGAGTCGGACGGGCTGTGGGCGGACTTCTGGGCCAATGCTGGCGAGAAGCGCCGCGAGCTGGTAGCGATGCTCGAACGACGAAGCGTGCCGCTCTACAACTCCACCCAACCCATTCAGGGCCAGATCAAGAAAGGCAAGTCGGGACTGATCGACGTGTGGCCGATCCGCTTCGACACGATCACCACGAGTCCGCAGAACGAGATGGCGATAATGCCGTCTCTCAAAGCGTTCCTCGCTGATCCCTCATTCCGCGACTTCAGCGGGACGGCTCTAGCGGCCGCTCTCGCGGAATCGGACGACCTCGACGCGTACCTGGCAGGGACCTCGGAAACGGGCCAACTGTCGGCAAAGGCCGGGCGAGTCTTGTCTACCAAGACCCGGGCGCAGTTGTACGAACTGGCGCGCCAACTCAGCGAGTTTGTGCGTCGGTACGACCCATCCGCGCCGTCACAGGAGTAACAGCAATGGGCAAGTTTGCAAGGCCGACCCGGGATGCGTTCGCACCCTACCGGCCGCATGTTGTCGGCTTCGTAGGTGACAAGTCAGAGCTTGGCATCTGCGGTGACGACAGCGATCCGCTCAACGACACCATGAAGAACGTGCTCGCCAAGCTGGGCGAGATCAACAAGTGGCAGGAGGAGTCCGGCAAGACCGACCGCTCCGAGGCCGAAAAGGGCAAGGCAAAGGCCGCCCTCAACGAGGAAGACGAAAAGCTCTCCAAGAAGGAGCGCAAGGCCGCCAAGGCGAAGGCCGCTGAAGTAGCAGAGCAGCAGCTAGAGTCCATGCGTCGGATGGTCCGGGACGAACTCCACGGCATCCGCACGCCAAGCAAGGCGGGCAAGCTGGGCAAGGGTGGGGACCTGGAGACTCACGGACGCCGCAAGGCCGACGCGATCCTTCGGCCGCACCGCTTCTTCCGCAAGGCATTCACCGACTACCAGGCCGGCGAGTTCCTGAACGCCCTCGCGGAGTATCGGGGCATGAGCCTCGATGGCGTCGATCCGGTCGCGATCATGCACGGCAAGGCCACCCTGACGGACCTCGCGTCCTTCAGCGGCAAGCCGGACCTGACCAGCGGCATGGTCACGCTCGGCCGCCAGGACGGCGCGCTCGTGGGCAAGGCGACACTCGGTACGACCGGGGCGACAGGCGGTTACGTCCTGCCGAACAACCTGGTCGATTCCGTGGTGAAGCCGAACGTCCAGCGGGCGTTCTACCAGCAGCTCTGCACGGTCCGCAACGGCGTGGCCGTCCGTGGAGTTGACCAGCCGTACCGTACCGGGGCTCCGTCCCGGGCGCAGTTCAGCGACTGGGGCGCGACCAAGGAAAACCGAGACGAGGCGTACGGCTCGTACACCGCAACCCTCGGAACCATGGCGCTCATCTACGACGTGGGCAAGCAGTACCTCCGCTTCTCCTCGGGGAGTGCTGAGGAAGACGTGATGGACGAGCTCGCCAAGGCCCACGGCCTCGGAGAGAACTACGCCGTCATTGCCGGCCCCGGCACTGGTGCCCTGACTCCGGGTACGAACGATCCGACCGAAGGCGTCTACACGGCGCTCGTGGCCGGCGCGGCTACGTACCACACGACCGGCTTCACCGCCGCCAACGCGACC